GCCTTTTTTGTTCTTTCTTTGAGTGATGCTGCCAGTTTGGAACTTTCATGGAGTGTCTCCAGTGCGGCTAGTACTTCAGGGGTTTCTTCCCATAACCACTCCTGAGAGTGCTTGGGATTCTTCTTTTCTAGAGTATAGGTCTTCAAAGTCATACTATCCCTGCGTTGGAGTATTTATTGTATCAGATCTTGAATCTGATGTCAAGTAACTGTCCAATCAATTACCTTTCTAATTTCCTCATTATATTTCCACACCTCTTTAAGCATATCAGAATTAACACCAAGTTTATCCATTTGGACAATTAAAGAATTCAAATCTTTAGGAAGACATGTTCCACCAAAACCACGATCATTATCTATACCAGGAACTTTTGTATGTGATATACCAATTCTATTATCTGCAGATACACCAAAACAAACATTCTTATAATTCATTCCAGTTGCTTCGCACACATCAAATATCTTATTGAAATATGCTACTTTATAAGCAAGGAATACATTAGAAAAATATTTAATTGCTTCACTCTCATCAGAACTAACAATTAAACTTGGGATATTCGGAAACCATTCAGAAAAAATATCCACAAATTCCTTACATAAATCTTTATCACCACCAACAATATTTCTATCAGAAGTTCTAAAATCTTCAACAGCATTCCTAGCAGTTAAAAATTCTGGATTATGAATAACATTATACTTTTCAGTATATTTTCTTGTAGTACCAATAGGGACTGTAGATTTAATGATAAAAGTTCCATCCACATCTGGATGATCCCAATAAAGATTTTCAAAAAAACTATCCAATATACTTAAATCACACTCACCATCCTTTCTCATTGGGGTTGGAAGACAAACAAAAATATAATCTTGAGCAATAACTTCTTCTAAAGTATTAAAAGATCTATTTTTATCTAAATCATATACTTTACATTCAACTTTATCACGTAGGTTTTGATATACAGCATTACCTACAAAACCATTACCTATAATTCCAATCATGATAATATTTTACTAAATCCTTTAATTTTATCAAATTTAACAACTCTATCAAAATTGTCAATGAGATCTTCAGTCTTATGGGATATTACAAATATATTAGCATCATTAACAATATACTTAACAATTTTAGTAAAGTATTCTGTTCCAAATCCATCCAATGAACTATCAAAGATCTCATCAAGGATCAATAAATTTGTACTAGCAGAGTTTTTCATCCGTGCAATTTCTCTCCATGTGAATAGAAGTGCAAGATCAATCCGCATCTTCTCTCCTTCAGAGAATGACTCATAACTAAACTTATCATGTAATGGGGATTTTACACTTTCTCTAAATTCTTCATCCAAAGAAAAATTAATATAAAAATCCATCAACTGCAGATACTTATTAATCTGCTGATTCATTAACGGTAAATAACGTTTAATAATTTTAGATTTGACACCATTATCCTTCATCAGAGCATGAGCAAATTCATTATAAACATTTTTCTCACTCTCCTCTGATTGGTTCTTCTGGACTCCTTCTAGTTCTCCTATTAGTTTATCTAACGCATGTCTTTCAGTAGTTCTACTTTCTCGTTGTTCTCTAATTCTTTGAATTTCTTGTTCAATGTCTCTGGTTTGATTTTCAAGTCCAGAAATCCTTGTTGCTGTTTTAGAAATTTCATGCGTTAGTTTGGATGCCTCCGAAGTAAACTCCTTGAATTGGGTTTCTCTCTCCTCTTCAAGTCTGATGGCTTCCTCTAATTCCTTGTAACCTTGTTCAAGTTCTTTGGCCTTAGATTTAGCATCATTAATTCTATCTATACGAAATGACTCCTCAATAGACTGAGTACAGGTAGGACAAACCGTATTATCTGTGAAAAACTTATGCTCTTCAGTAATCGTTGATACCTTCTGAGATAATTTACCTCTTAAGTTACCCAACTTTCTTAACTTTTTGTTACTACCTGAAAACATTTCTACATCTTTATTGAGTACATTTAACTCATCACTCATCTCTTGTAATTCCCCTTCATATGCATTAATCTCTCCATTGATTTCTTTTAGTTTCTTTTTCTTTTCACTTATATCTTTCTTACCACTTGCTTCTAGTTCTTCAATAAAGTTCTTTTGCATATCTATTTTCTCTTCCATAAGATTCTTCCGAATAGATAATTCCCTTATTCTTTCATTAGCATTTCTAATTTTTTCTCGAAGAATCAAACTCATAACAGAAAATATCTTAATATCCAAAAGATCTTCAATAACTTCTCTACGATTGGGTGCAGACAATTGCATGAATGGTACAAAGGATGCACTACCCAATATAACAATTTGTGTAAATGACTTATAATTTAATTTTAAAATTTGTTCTTCTAACCATTTTTGCTGATCATTTGCTGCAGCATTTTGATCCAATATCTTACCATCTCTATAAATCTCAAATATATTTGGTTTAATACCCCTTACTACTTTCCATTCAGTTTTTCCAATAGAAAATTCAACTTCAACTGTGCAATCTTTTTCATTGACAGTATTAATTAATTGACCTTTTGTTATCTTACGAAAAGGTTTATTGAATAATGCAAAAGTAAGAGCATCTAAAATTGTTGATTTTCCAGCACCATTTGTACCAATAATTAAACTGGTTTTTGCTTCTGTAAGATTAATTTCCGTAAACTGGTTCCCTGTGGAGAGAAAATTACGCCATCTTATCTGTTTGAATAAAATCATTCTCTCTTGGAGGAATCACAAAATCATCTTCCGTGATGATTACATATCGATAATTATACATGTTACAAGTCTTAATTGCAAGCTCTTCTGGCACTTCAATAACAGTCATTGGTGGATAATCCTCTGCTTCTAATAATCCACCATAACGAATAGCATCATCCTCTTCCTCAAAAAGATACAATGCTCTTTCACCTTGAGGATTAGTTACTGCATATGCACCTTCGTTTTCTTGTCCTTCTATTGTAAGAATAAACATTACTCGAACTCACAAGCTTGTCTATAAACATCTTTCATAATACCTTTCACTACATCTTTATCTAATTCAAATTCAGAGTCTTCAATATATTTATTTAAAAGTGTTAATGTATCTTCACATTCATCGGTGGAAAACTCTACCTCTTCATCATCAATATTAAAATTTTCAACAATTTTTAAATCAATGCATCCTGCTTTATTAATTTTATCAAGATACTTATCAAACTCTAATTGACTAGATTTCTTACGAACAATAACTTTAACTATCTTATCCTTTAAATGTCTAGCATCAAAAAGTTTAGAATTAGTATCTTCATAATATAGTCTTTCAAAAATAACATATGGATTTGGTATAAATTCCAACTGATATGTTTCTGTATCAAATATATGAAATCCTCTGGCATCTCCTGCATCATTCCAATACATCTGATACGGATTTCCCAAATAAAATACCTTACCATCATTTGATCTTGTATGATAATGTCCAGAAAATACTACATCAAATTTTTTAAAATCAGATACATCTAACCCACTAACAGCATGAGTCATTACTTGACCAGGAAATAATGCAAAACCATTCAACTCTAAATGTCCAAATACTGATCTACATTTAGATTTTTTAATTACCTCTACAGTTTCCTCATAATTATCCTGACAAATCCAAGGAAGAAGTAATGTTTTAAATCCTTCTATATCAATTTCAGTAGGTCCAGAATATCTAACAATATTATTATAAGATGCCAATAGAGAATCTACAGCATTTACTTCATTTGTATTCTTATAATAAACATCATGATTACCAACTATAGTATGTACCTTTGCTTTTAACTTTTTAAACTTATCATACACATGCTCTTTTGCCCAATCCAATGCCCAAAAATCAATACTCTTACGATTATCAAATGAGTCTCCAAGATGTATTACATTCTTAATTTTCCTCTCCTTTAATGTAGGAAAGAAAATATCATCATAAAACTTCTGAAAGTAATCATGAAAAATCTTACTCCCTTTACGGGCCCCATAATGGGTGTCAGTTATCAAGGCAATTTTCATGAATATTGTTTTGCTTGTATATTCTCCTTAATTGTATTATAATCAGAAGCATTATAATGTCCATCTGCACTCATAACTTCATCGAATCCAGATCTTTCAATAATTTTTGCTCTTATATCCATTTGACGTTTCTCTTTTTGTATTCTACGAAGGAAGGCATAATGTATAATTTGAGTAAAATATGCAAAAGGATTAGAAGACTTTTCTGGATTAAAGTTCTTTATGTACTGAACACAATTTTCAATACCATCGCAAATCATGTCCTCTCGGAACATGTAATTAACAAAGTTTGGTTTGTAAGATAAGTGAGTTGCTATCTTAAGGAAGCACTCTCCAAGATAATTCGTGATACGAGGACGATCCTCTCCTGCTTCTTCTGCTGCTATACACTTGTTCCTGTAAATAACAATAGCTTCTAAAAACTCTTTGTTATTTACATAGTGTTCTGATTTACGTTTTCCTCTTGGCATTGCATTAGTCTTCCTTTCTTTATCTATGCGTACATTATAACACAAAAAGCATGAGCTTGACAAGGTAGCAGAATATCAGTAGAATAACTCTGTCAGGGTTAAAGAGATATATTAGCTAGATTTATTATCATTAGATTTATAAAGCTTCTCTAGAAATATTCTAGCATCAGATATAGAAGATAGAAAACCCATATTTGGATCTAGATTTGCTTGATTAGAAACTCTATCTTTATCTTTTAAAAATCTATTATATACTCCTATCATATGTTTATCATGTACTTCTGTCATTGTCATAACATTATTAATATTCATTACTAAAACTGGATCGTCGGTCATTTTTAACCAAGGATTTATTCTAACTGCTTGTATTCCAGATTGTCTTATATTAACTGTTTCAAAAGTTACAGGTGATTCTAATATTAAAATAGTTTTATCTTCTTCTTCGCATGGGCAAACTTTGGCGAATATTTCTTCCCCCGAAACTAACTTTAATACTGCGTGGAATTCTTCTTTATCCATTTTCCTTTAAACTAACTTGTATTATTTCATAGTTAAATTTTTCTTCGTTGTAAATTTTGATTCTTTCTATTAAATGATTGAGTGTGTAATTTTTTCTTTGTTGATAAGTAATATCATCAGCAATATCATAAAGAACTGCTTTTAATTTACCGTCACCTTTTCTAAGGACTCTACCAATGGATTGGAGATTACGGACTCTGGACTTGGAGGGACTTGCAAAAATAACGTTGTGCAACCTTTTAATGTTAATTCCAGTTGAGAAGGTGCCGTAAGAGGCAACAATGATTGCATCTCTTTCATTTTCGGTTATTTCCCTAATTCGTTCTCTTTCTTCAGCCTCTACACCACCGTGGACATAGAATACCTTTCGAGAACCTTTTACCGAACTATTTATAGATTCGTATAATATTTCGCCATGTGTGGCAACCCTACTGAATAGTATAAGACTATTACCTTTTAGATCTAATACTAGATTTTTAATAAAGTTATTCCTTTTTGGATGTCCTATAATATATTGTAATTCATCCTCATAGGTCTCAAATTTCTGTGCGTCGTGTTTCATAAGAAGAACACGAATCTGTAATTTAGAAAGATGACCTTTATCAATTAGTTCTTTAGTTTGAGTTACTTTATATGATGGTCCAAATAATCCTTCTAAGACCCACTTATGGGTCTGTGAACCGTCTAAAGTACCAGTAAACCCATATCTATATTTTGCACCATCCATCTTTGTCATAATGCTTACAAGAGATTTTGACTTAAACAAATGAGCCTCATCTCCAATAGCAACATCAAAGTCTTTAAAGAATGGTCTTTTTAATTTGTAGATAGATTGCCAAGTAGTAATAGTAACTGGATATTCATTTGTCTTTTCCTTTCCAGAATATATTCTATGGCAATAATCTTCGGCATTCCAACCATAGTCTTCAAAGTCTTTGAACATTTGTTCTACTAAAGATGTAGTAGGAACAACTAATAATACTTTCTTTTTAGTTTCTACAAAATATCTTACTACAGCATATATCATTAATGATTTTCCTGATGCAGTAGGTGATACAAGAAGTTTACGATTATATTTTAATGCGTCATATACAGCATCTACCTGATAGTTTCTTGGTTTATGTCGTGATATCTTAGTCATATAAGACTTAACACCTTCTCGACTTATTATTGCATTCTCTTCAAAAGGAGTACCATAATGTTTATTATCTTCAAACTCCAAACTATACTCTGACTTTCTTGCCCAATTAACAATCTTATCTACTAATCCTACATATACTTCTCCAGTAGCAGGAGAGAATAAACGAATCTTACCATCCCAATACTTACTACGGTACTGTGGCATAAACTTAGCACCAGGAACATCAAATGTAAAAAGATCTGACAATTCCTGACTGATATGTGGTTCTGTTTTTACAGTCACATATACTTCATTCTTTTTTCGTATAGTAATGTCAGTCACTGTATCCTCTAATAAACTTCTGCCATTCAATCGCATTCTTAACTTGGAATGTACGATTGTTAATATTTTTCAGAATACTATCTAAGTAAGTAATCATCACTTGATAGTAATCAATTTTGGATAACTGTTTTATTAAATCCTCATCTGCGTCCATGTATTTATCTACATCTGTTCTCAAAACCTTATGATCAAAAGGTTTATCAATGTAGACTTGAGGATCTGCTTTACCAGTATAGTATTGCCATTTATCTTTCTTAAGTACTTTGAATTTATTCTCCTCTGCTTTCTTTAGGAGAAGTATTCGATTTAAGATCCTATAATATTTTGCATGTAGTGCTGGAATATTGGTAGACTCAGTATGTAGATTGTCTGGGTCTAACTTTGAATCCTCACTCCATAACGACTGGATTTCATCAAGGTTCATAAAGAAATTATACCACTTCTATATCATATATAGTGTACTTAAAGTTGACCTCGGCCGTGACATAATCAACATCTGTCATCGTTGCATCGAAGTCTACTGTAGAAAGACTTATAGGAAATAAATCTTTGAAATGTATTTTTGTATTGACATTAAAAGCACTATTGTATATTAAAAGAGTTCCATCAGAAGTGTGAAGTCCTTGTTCAGTTGGATCTTCATTTAACATTTCAGTAAATTCACTAACACTTTCTGGATAACCAAGTCCTCTCATCCAGTTATGTACTTCCAGATAATTCTCCATATTTTCATCAATAAGAAATCTTAAACTAAAATCAGAATAAGTTAACTTATCTCCAGAGATAGGTATATCTTTTAGGTATGTTGGTTGTAATGCAAATCCCAAATCAATACCAGGAATATTTGCTTGGTTAGCAAAAAAATCTACTTTTGGTATTCTTGTGATTGAGAACTTAAATCCTACAGGGGATAAAAAGTTTCTATTAGATATTTGATTTGCCCAGATTTCAGCCATTAGTTCAACAGGTCTCCATTTAGTTATTTAGATAAAAAAAGAGACCCCCGAAGGAGTCTCTTGAATAAAGGATATATTTCCTTTCTTCTTACATGAGGTTAGCAACCTGTACACGTCTGTAGTATACATTGGAGTTAGTCTTAAGACGACCATATCCTGCTGCAGATCCTTCTGCGAATGGGTTTGCCACGATTCCGTAGCGAGTCTTAAAGCCAATTTTTGGCTGGAAGGTGTTCTCGCCAACTGCACGAACCATCTGTAGTGGAACATATGGGCAGTAGAATAGACCAGCATCATAAGGTGAAGAACCTTTATAACCAGCAACATAGTACTGCTTGGCAGCTGCGTTTGCTGAATATGGGTCGATGTAGACTCTATACTTACCTTGAAGTACACCAGCAAATGTATTGCCTGTGTCATCAACATTAAGGTTAGCATTAAGTGCAGGGGTGTAATCAAGTACACCTGCCATTGTTAGTGCAGAAGCAACATCAGCAGAGCAAAGGATTGTATTACCCTTTCCACGACGAGTTTGCTGTGCAATTGCGTTGGCATCTCTTTCGATCTGGAAGAGTAGTCCCTTGAACTTCTCAACTGACCAACGACCATTACTGTCAACATCAAGGTCGAATATACCTGAAGTTGCGGTGTTAGCAGTAGCACCATTAACAGCAACCTTGTAGATTGTTCTGATAACTTCTCTGTTGATCTCAGCAAGTATCTCTGTTGAAAGGATATTTGCTAATTCAGCTTCAGCATTCAATCCGTGGATTGCCTTAAGGTCTTGAGCAAGCTCTAGTGAGTACTCTGCCTTTAACGCACGAGA